AGGTGAGGATAAACTGCCTTTCCAAATTCTTTTCCGTTCCTTCGATTCAATCGGCGGAATGCTTGAAGAGCGCGAATATGGTCAAGCGGGTACAAAAGACTTGGCTAAAACAATCGCATTGGAGACAGCGAATCTCAGACTGAATTCACGCGAATTTATACTCGACGGAGAATAATCGGACAAATCGCTCATAAAGTATAATCTCAACATGAGTGATGACTTTGCCAAGGGTGGAGTCGCCATATCTGTGTTGAATGCTTTCGCTGTTCAGACCCATGAGTTGTTCACGGAGTTGACCAACGCAGGATTCAACGAAGAGCAAGCGCTCAAGATAGTCGTTGGATTAGCCACTAAGGATTAGGACGAGGTGTAATGGCAAGACCCGATTTGAATGAATTAGGTAGCACGGGCTTACGCCGTTCGGGTGGAACAGTCTATGAAGAATTTCTCACGAGTCTGCGGGGAATCCGTGGCGCTCGTGTTTATCGCGAGATGGCGGATAACGACCCAACAATCGGGTCGATGCTCTTTGCTATCGAGAAAGTTGTTACACGCCTAGAGTGGCGAGTTGACCCATATTCAGATAATTCTGCCGATGGAGAAATTTCTCCTGAAGATAAAGAGGTCGCGGCGTTCGTTGAATCCTGCCTACATGATATGAGCGATTCATGGGACCAAACACTTTCGCAGATTCTTTCAATGCTTGTCTATGGATATTCCTATCACGAAATTGTGTACAAGATTCGTGGTGGAGATACCAAAGACCCGAAGCGTAAATCTAAATTCGATGATGGAAAAGTTGGTTGGAGAAAACTTCCAATCCGTTCACAAGAGACATTGTTCCGTTGGGAAATCGACGATGACGGTGGTATTCAAGGAATGGTTCAAGTTGACCCATCACAAGGCGGAATCCACACCATCCCAATCGAGAAGGCTTTGTTGTTCCGTACAACAACGCAAAAGAATAACCCTGAAGGTCGTTCGATTCTGCGTAATGCCTATCGTCCATGGTTCTTCAAGCGTCGTATCGAAGAGATTGAAGCAATCGGTATCGAGCGCGACCTAGCAGGTTTGCCAGTCGCATTTATCCCACCTGAGTATTTATCTAGCAGTGCCACACCTGAACAATTAGCCGTTCTAACCGCTATTACAACAATCGTTCAGAATGTAAAGCGCAATGAACAAGAGGGCGTCATCTTCCCAACCATGTATGACGAACAAGGTCACAAGATGTTCGACCTACAGTTGCTCTCATCGGGTGGCTCTCGTCAATTTGATACTGACAAGATTATTCAACGCTATGACCAAAGAATGGCGATGTCGATTCTTTCCGACTTTATTCTTCTTGGTCATGACCGAGTTGGCTCTTACGCTCTTGGTACTTCTAAGATGGATTTGTGGTCAATGGCAGTTGATTCAATCGCGAAGAATATCGCTGAGGTTATGAATCAATATGCGATTCCTCGTCTGCTCAAGTTGAATGGTATGGATGTTTCGCGTCCACCATATTTGACATACGGCGAAGTAAGCCATGTTGACCTAACCGAGATTTCTGACTTCGTAATGAAATTGGCACAGTCGGGCATTCTTGCTCCTGACCCCAAGTTGGAAGATTACTTACGCGACCTCGCAGGACTTCCACCAGCAGAGCATGATGGACAGAATTTCGGAATGCCTCCGATGCCTAATGAGATGCCAATACCAACAACAGATTTGGAACCGGGTGAGAATCCACAAGAGTTGGAGATAGCCGAAGGAACGGAACCGCTTGATGGCGATTTGGAGTAATCCATGCCATATTATGTTTCGAAAGCAAAAAGGCGAGACCCGCTAAACGCTCAAGAGTTAGCGTTAGCACAAAGTCTTTACAACGCGATTCGTCGTGCGAATAGCGAGATAAAGATTGATGAGTTGTCTCGCATCATCGCGAAACTGAATCCCGATGACCTAAATCGTCTGCTTGATGCCATAACCATAAGTGGCGACCGACGCAAAATTGAAGATTCGCTCCTCAATGCTATTGATATCGGTGGCACTGACGCTATCAAAGAGATTCAGCGTATTGCGCCTCGTCTTGCCTATCCTAATTTCAAGCCGTCTCAAGTAAAGACTGAGAACAAGCGCGAGTTGGGTGATTTACCATATACAAAGATTCCAGCATGGGCTTCAACCTCAAGACCAAAGATTGATTTATCCCTCTCGTTCGATAAGACCAATCCGAATTCACTTTACTTCGCTCAACAAAGGGCGGCGGCGCTCATCACCGCTATTGATGAAATGACCCGTCAATCAGTTCGCGAAATCATCATCGAATCCTTCAATGACGGTATCGACTATCGAGCAACAGCGAAGCGAATCAAGAATGTGGTCGGGCTTCATCCGAAGTGGGCAAAAGCCGTGACCAAGTACGAGAAGAATCAGTATCGTCGCCTCGTTGCCAGTGGCATGAAGGAGAGTACAGCGAGAAGCCGTGCCTCGGATATGGCTACTAAATACTCAGATAATCTCAAGAGCAAAAGAGCGACCATGATTTCTCGCACAGAGATTCAGATTGCTCAGAATGAGGGACGGCTCGAGAGTTGGAAGCAAGCGGCTAAACAAGGATTCGTTGACCCTGCCTCTATGAAGATGTGGGTAACGGCTGAGGATGAGCGTACATGCCCTATCTGCGCTGAGTTGGATGGAGAGACCGTCGGATGGCTAGATACCTTCTCAAACGGGCTGGAAAAGCCTATAGCGCACCCCCATTGCCGTTGTACTATCAAACTTATTCCACCTGAGAAGTATGCCGATATTTACTCCGAAATGACCTATGAGGATTACTACGAATGACCACAGTTAGATTCGAGTTTGGATTGAAACCTTTCTTCAAGCACGGCGAGCATGACCAAAGTTCTCACGGTAATTGGGCTGTCGGGGTATCCCTTGAGGTCGCTTCAGAGATTCAACGCTACACCCGAGAATGGGGTGGTCTATCAATCTCGATGGTTGACGGACATCAGCCCACGATTGGTTTCATGGTCGCCAAGCCACCTGAGTTCGGCAAGATTGTCGATGAGGCTGATTTCTTCGACCCTGATAAGGGACCGAAAATCATGTCCCAATACATGCGTGAGCAAAAGGCTGACCTCGCCACGGGCAAGAATTATTTGGGAACTTGGCTAAAAGACGGTAAAATCTATCTCGATGTTTCCGAGAACATCATGGATAGAGATGAGGCTATCCGTTTAGGTCAAGAGCGCAACCAAAAAGCAATTTGGGATGTTGTCAACCAAACGGAAATAGAAACAGGAGGCACTGGTCGTGTCGAAAAAGGAAATCAAGATGGTGGAGTTGAAGAGTCTCGCCGATATGACGGACGAGGAGATAGACGCCTACGCACTGGAAGTTTGGCAGAAGTTTATGGAGAACGCCAAAAAACCCAAGTAATTCGTTTTGACTTTGGGCTAAAGCCAGTATTCAAGCATGAAGGCGGAGAAGGTCACGACCAACAAAGCCATGGTAACTGGGCGCGTCAAGGATATACAGCCGAGCAAGCCGAACGCATAAGCCGAATCGAAGGTTTAGGACCAACACTCGATGATATGGATAAAGTCGTAGAGGGTCGTCCTGAAGTCAGCACAGATGATATTCGGATGTTAGTTGAAAATGATAGAGATTTATATTCTCAAGCCACCGAAGATATCGATGCTCGAGTAGAAGAGGCTCTCGCAAGATTACAGGGTGAATTTCCTAATCATGAATATACAGAGCGAGAGAAAATGGAAATCTACGAGAATGTCCAAAGGGACATGATTTCGGATTACATCTCTGATAATTACAATGATTTAGAAGAACGAACACTCATTGAAAGTGGGCGTTTAGCACAGGCTAGTGACTTAGAAGATTCATTCAGAGATATTTATGATGTCAGCGTTGATTATGAAGATGAAGAAGGATTTACAGCGACCATAAATTCACGCATCTCGAGTGTCTATCAGGAAAGCGAAAATTCGATAAAAGTCGATGGCAATATCGATGTCGATGGAATGCCCATAGGTCAATTCGAGCGTGTGTTCTATAAGAACGACGATAACAGTTGGTCTGTAGAACATAAGTGGCTATCGATTGAAGATGAATACCAAGGTAAAGGCTTCGCAGGTAAATTTATCGGTCAATCTGAAGATTATTACACCGCTATCGGAATCCGCGACATTATAGTTACGGCTGGTCTTGAAGATGGCGCTCGTCACTGGGCTAGGGCTGGATACGACTGGGATGCCTCAACAGTCGGAGACTCTTTCCGTAAATTATCATGGCGAGTTGAGAACGACGATTCAATAAAATTCACAGACCAAGATAAGACAGAATTTGAATCAATTTGGTCTCGCGGAGCAGAAGCGGTAACTATCGCAGAAGGTTATCCAAAGGGCATGAAAATAAAAGATTTGAAGAGCGACCAATTCCCCTTCCCTGCGGAGTTCGCTTCCCTTGGATGGGATAGGCGCACAAAAAACGATGTTGGCGAATGGGATTGGGCTGGTAAGCGCCTGATGGAAGGAATGGTGCTTGATTACCGAAAGCCGATTACAGCCGAGGGTCGAAACCTTCTAGGTGGTCCTATTGATGCCGATGGTGATGGATTGATTTATGACGGAACGGCTCGAGAGCGCCCTGCTCCTCCAAAACAATAACTAACCATGGTAAGATGGGGGTGATATGACAAGAGAAGAGAAACTAAAGGCTATCCGCGAGGCTTATGCTGAGTGGGAGAAAATTGCTCAATTCGTCTCATTAGAAAAAGCAACGCCTGAAGATGAAGAAAAGATATACGACAGACTTTTCACCATAGTTCAAAACAATAAACCCTAGTTGTATTTTGAATAGCGTATCCTTTTCCACATGTCTGATGTAGCACCGCAACTATTACACCTGAGCGCTGAAAAGTTATTAGCGCTTCATGACCGTATCCATAAGTCTGCGGCTACGCCCTCGGCTATCGAAGTTCATCACCTAATCCTCAATGAAATGGGTCGTAGGGGTATGACCCGTCCACAAGATGGGTGGGACGATTATGAGATTCTCGTTGATTCCTTAGAGGGTGTCGATTTATCCCTCTTCTCCTCGGCGCTTCCAAAAGATGTTGTCAAGAGCGTAATAGATAAATCCAATAGTTTCTATGCTGATGTCAAAACATTTCTCACTGTTGACGGATATGAGATGCGGATTGAACCCGAGATTCTCGAAAAAACAATCAAGCGCGAGGACGGAAAATATGTCGTCTATAACGAGGCTGGTACACGCAAGTTCGGTTCCTACGAGACACGCGGTGAAGCCCTAGAGCGTCTAAAACAAATCGAAAGTTTCTCTAAGGCGTC